CTTATATAAGTCTTTCTGATGCAAACTCTTTTATTGAGGGCCTAGTTCTCAATGATGACACTACCGCATGGGACAACTCATCTACGGATAATAAAAACAGAGCTTTATTTACCGCAGCCCAGAGGATAGACAGAGAGAAGTTTTTAGGTGCTAGAGTTGCTGACACTCAAGCTCTTGAGTGGCCAAGATCAGGAGTAAGGAAACCTGACACATACACAAACCTGTATGGCTTGAGCTTTCCAAACAGATTAGTCGCTGACTATTATTTGGACACAGAGATTCCAGATCGTGTAAAACACGCACAAGTAGTTCTGGCTGTTTATCTAAATAACAACAGAGGAGGACTTGATCTTTCTGGCTTAGAAGATTTTGCCGCTGTTAGTATTGGAAATATAAACGTCACTCCCAGATTTTATGGGGCTGTGGGCATTGATCGTATTCCACCGATTGTTGACCACTATTTAATGGGTATTAGAATAGGTGGAAGAGCAAACTTACAAATCAAGAGGTCTTAAATGTACGGCTACGACTATCCATCAGCAATAATTATCACAGATCATACTCAGGCGTTCACTGGTAGATTTGGCAAAGTTGTTGCATTAAAAAATTCAACTGTTGATTTAGTTGCTGAAAACATTACAGAGAACACATCTACAACTATTTCTGGAATACCTTTGCACCATTCAGCAGAGATATGTGGTGTGATAACAAGTGTTCAAGTTGCAAGTGGTGACGCTGTTATTGCTTATCGTTTATGAGTATTGCCAACGCCCTAAAAAAAGCAGCTTCCAAGACAATCAAAGTTCTTGGTGGCGACATTACTTACAGAAGAGTAACGACTGGAATATATAATCCTACTACTGGCTCAATGAGTGAAGTAAAAACAGATGTCAGTATAAAGGGTGTCGTGAGCAACGTATCAAGGTCTGAGGTGACTGACCTAGTTTCTAGTCAGGACAAACGACTTACTATATCAGCTGGAGATATTACTTTCACTCCAACAACATTTGATCGGGTCGTAATAAGCGGAACAGAGTATAAGGTGGTTCAGATCAATACAAATGAGCAAGATAATACAGCTATTAGCTTTGATATTTTCTTGAGGTAGAAATGGCAAGACGAATAAAAGTCACAGAGATAAGAGGTTTTTACGAAGATTTGATTGTTGATGCTGTAGCTGGGACAACGCTTGAGTGGACTAGAAGAGTAAAAAAAGCAACACCAGTAGATACTGGTAGATTGAGAAGTGCATGGCAAACAAACATCAAAAGGTTTGAAGGAAGTGTCACAAATAATGTTGTATATGCAGAACCTGTTTGCTTTGGAATAAATAAACCACCCTCATGGGGCGGTGTTTATAGGACTAGACAAAACACTGTTGAGGGCTTTCCAGCACTTATAGGAAAAGAACTTGAAATCTATATCAACAGACAATTTGGGAGGTTTTGATGGCAGCTACAAATCTAAATACAGTCAGATCGACTATTGAAACAAGAATCAGAAATGAATTTAGAACAGGTCAGCCGATACCAATAGTTTTTAATAATGTTCCTTTTGATGCCTCAACTGTTGACCAATATATTCAATGTATTACTAGCTTTGGATCAAGTGCATACCTTACACAGCAAGCACCTAATTCAAGCACCACCGCCACAAATCTTGTTGTGGGTCTTGTTACTTGTAATATTTACACAAAACAAGGATTAGGAGCAGGGCAAAATTTTATTATTGGAAAAAGAGTTAGGGATTTATTTAATAGGATTACTGTTTCTGATGTGCGATTTGATCCACCAGTAGGGCCAGAGGTTTCTGAAGCAACACCAGAAGGCAAATTTCAGACACAGGTTAGAATAACATTTGAACTCTATGAGGCACTTACACCATGATTGAGATTACTGAAGAAATGCTTGACGCAATAGAGGCTGTCAAAGGTAGAAGAGATCCAAACTATTGGGATCCTCAATGCAGACGATATTTAGAAAAACAAAAAAATTTAAAAAATTTATCAAAAGATGAGCTTGAAAAAAAAGGGAGAGAGCTTGGAGTTGAACTAGATAAAAGAAAGTCAAAAGAGAATTTATAAATATTTCTTTTTATTGTTATGGCTGCTGTAAAAGGTGATGTCGGGCAAGTCAAATTTGATGATGGCGGCTCCTCAGTTAACCCAGTGTTAGGCACTAGATCATGGTCTATGTCTATCACCAAAGATACCCAAGAAACAACTGTTCAAGGCGACACTTTCAAATCTTTTGTTGGTGGACTCATTGAAGGTGAGGGGACTGCTGAATTAGTTTATGATGATGCCGCATCTGGTGAAACTGCAACATTCGTTGATGCTTGTTTGACAACAGGTGACGCTGGAACAGCATCTTTTGAGCTTTTTCCTGATAGCTCAAGCGGAACTAAAAAAATCAGCTTCAGTGGTCTTGTAACAAACTTTGAGCAAAGTTCGGCTCTTGGTGATGTCAATACAATTAGCATCACATTCAAGCCATCTGGCACAATTACATCAGCAATCTAAAAGTAAAATTCTTCGCATTTATTTATGGCAACTAAAAGAACCGCAGAGGTATTACTTGGGGCGTTTCAAGATGAAATGGTCACAAGACGTAAGTTTGATGTAAAAAACTCCAAAGATGAAGTCATAATGACTTTGTATTTTAGACCTATTACAAGATATGCAAGGGTCAAAGCACAACAATTAGCTGGCCCAAACGCAGATGCTTTGGTTGTATCAACTCAACTTCTTTGTCAGATGGCAGAGAAAGAAGATGGCAGTTTAGCTTTTGATATGTCAGATGCTCCAATGTTGCAAAGACAACTTCCAGAAAAAGTTTTGAATGATCTTGAACTTTTCTTGAATGACATCAAGCTTGATATAGATACAGCAAAAAAAGAATAAAAGGGGACACTTGGCTCAGGTTTGAGTTTTTCCTAGCAACAGAACTCGGTAAGACAGTGCAAGAACTCAGGCTTAATATGACTGAGGCAGAGCTTATATATTGGGCTGGATATTATGAAATAAAGCATGACGAAGAAAAGAGGGCGTTGCAACGACAAAAACGCAATTCAAGGTAATATAGAATAAAGGTTTTTTTTATTTGTGGCAGAAGCAGTCGTTAGGTTAAAAGTTGATGCGACAAATGCTAATAAGGCTCTTGCTGGCGTTCAACAAAGGACAAATAAATTACAGGGAGCTTTAGGTGGCCTTAGAACAGCTATTGCTGGAATTGGTATTGGATTATTAGCAAGACAAGCGGTAAATACTTCAGCAAACTTTGAAAAGCTAAATGTAAGACTAGGATTGCTGACAAAAAGCAGTGCTGATTTTGCGAAGTCACAACAGATTGCCGCAGATGCACAGAAAGCTTTTGGTTTAAGTGCAGTTGAGGCTTTAGAAGGCGTTACAGATATAACAGCAAGATTAGCTCCACTTGGAACATCAGTTGAGGATATAAAAACTGTATTTTTTGGATTTAATACAGCGGCAAAACTAGCTGGTGCTTCAGCGATAGAATCATCAAACGCATTTAGACAACTAGCACAGGCTCTCGGCTCAGGAAGGCTTGCTGGTGATGAATTTAGGAGTGTCTCAGAACAAGTACCAACAGTTCTTGCTCCTATTGCTGAAGAGCTTGGTGTAACTATAGGAGAACTAAAACAACTTGCTGCTGATGGCAAATTGACCAGTGATGTTGTACTTAGAGCTTTAGGAAGAATTGGAAATGAAGGAAGTGGGTTTTTAAAACAACTTTTGGAAAACGATCCGACACAAGTTTTTAAAGATTTTAATAATGCAACTGAGGACTTATCAAGAGCTTTTGGAGATCAACTAAGACCTGTTGTAATAGACGTAACAAAGGTTTTGACAGGCTTTATTACAAAACTTACAGAATTTATAAACTCAGATGCTGGAAAAGCAGTTCTTCTTTTGACAACTATTGCTGGTGCAATAAAGGCTATTGCTGTTGTTGCTCCTTTGGCTGGGGCTGCTGTATCTGCATTTGCAATCAAAGTTGGTGCATTGAAAATTGCAGTTCTTGGTTTGTCTGGTGCTTTGGCTGCCAGTGGGATAGGAGCTTTTGCATTAGCTCTTGGATTTGTAGCGACAAAAATAATACAAACCAGAAGAGAGCAAAAAGAATTAAATGACGTAATTTCAAAAGGTGCTGGAGAGGAAGTAGCAAAAGCTTTAGAAAAACAAAAGAGTATTTTAGGAGATATAAATGAAAGATTAATTAATGCAAATGGCAGAACTAAAAAAAGTCTTGAAACTAAAAAGAAAGAAGTTTTAGAAGATATTAAACTTCTTGAAGGAAGAAATAAAACTTTAGAAAAAGAAGCAGAGATTACAGAAGAAAAGAAAAAACAAAACGAAGAGCATAAAAAGTCAGAAGAATTAATTAACAAACAAAAAGAGGCAACTGAAAAACTAAAAGAAAAAATGACAGAAGTAGGTGAGGAAATAGAAGGTAGTATAAAAAACAATCTAAGGGACGCTATAACTGGTGCGA